CCGGTCACTACTACGAGAACTATCCTGTTAGGAATCGATGTCAGTTTTCTTACTGGTGTGATGGTAAGCATGAGCGATACGGAGACATCAAAGCATTTGAGAAGGTGATGATCGCCACACAATCTATCCTTGACAACATACGCATCGAAGGTTTAGAATACGCAACACACTACCACGCTAGTCACATCACACCATACTGGTCACAATCTTTCACACGCATCAGACAAATAGGAGGTCATATTTTCTATGAGCCTATCAACTGAAGAGTTAACTACATTGGAACAACACTTTGAGGAGTACAGAAAAGATGGGTACAGCGAGATCGAAGCAGCCGAACGAGCTTGGCGCAAAGCCTTTAGAGACTGTGAGGATTGGTCCGAATGATGTTAACATAGAGTTCACTAGTCTTAATGGAGAAATCTTTGGTGACTACAGCTACATAAACAATCTGATCCGCATTGAAAAGACATTGACGGGTGGGCCTTTCGTTGATACAATACTACATGAAATACTCCACGCAATCTGGAGGTTAGGACAACTAAAGGATGTAAAGGAAACTGAGGAACGAGTGGTGTCAGTCACAGCTAGTTATCTGGCTCAAGTCATACGCGATAACCCGGAGTTAATAGCATGGTTGCAGAAGGAGATGTCAAGTTAATTTCTCCAGAAGAATTTCATAGCAGGAAGACGCATCAAATACTACAGCGTTGGGAGTATGGGATGATTACCGAACAGCAGATGATCGACAGCATGATGCTGATGGGTTACGACAAAGATGTAATCTTAGATATATTAGAGGGTGAGGGTGAGGAGGAGTAGTGGCACTGATATATGTACATCGAATGGATAGCATGGGCAGCGATCTTACTGTAGCTAACGCAGCCCGTGTGTCCTTTGATAAGCACAAGGATGAGTTAGATAGCAGTGATGAGAAGCTAATCAAGTACCTCGCAGAGCATGACCATTGGTCGCCCTTCAGCCATGTGTCTATTCAGTTCAAGATCGATGCGCCTATCTTTGTAGCACGGCAGCTACAGAAGCATCAAGTAGGACTGGCATGGAACGAGGTGAGCCGTAGGTATGTAGACACTGAGCCTGAGTTCTATTCTCCTATTGAGTGGCGGCGACGAGCGATTGATAAAAAGCAGGGCAGCATGTCTGAGCCTGTATCATCTCAAGATATTGCTCAAAGAATAAAGAAAGAGATTGACACCAAGGCATTGGATTGTTATAATAGGTTATTGAAGTTGAAGGTGTGTCCTGAACAAGCAAGGATGGTACTACCACAGGACATGATGACAAGTTGGTACTGGAGTGGTAGTGTCTACGCCTTCAGTCGTGTATGTAATCTAAGATTAAAGGAGGACGCTCAAGCAGAGACACGAGAGGTAGCAGAATTAATTAGTAATTCTTGCGCCATCATTTTCCCAATCTCTTGGAAACATCTTACACAAGGATAAATAATTATGGCAGACAAGATCAAGGCAGCACGAGCACGAGCACGAGCAGGTGGCCCCGGTAAGAAAAGCAAAGAGAATCGTGCCTCATGGTTTGAGGATCATGTTGTCGTTATGGGCAGCAATAAGGAACAAGAAGATAAGATCAAGCAAGCATTGAAGGCTCGCATGGCAGCAGGACAGAGTGGAGGCTAACATGAATCATTTTGTAATCACTCAAGACAACGTCGAAATTATTATGAACAAAGCAAGGCGACTAACTTGGGATGATGCTAACGAAGTCTTTGCTATCATCAAAGATTTAAAACCCGTAAGGATTACGAGTGATGGTAAAGAAGACGACAACCAAAAAGAACTCTTCAAAAATAAATTCAGCGGCACCAACGACAGGAACGAAAAAGAAAAACCGAAAGAAGTCCTCCCGGCCTCAGTTACTACTGACAAAAACTGGGGTGGTGATGGTACTCCGGTTTACTAATAGCTGGTACGTCGCAGACGATATCTAAAACTTTAAGGAGTTGTTATGCAAGAAGCAATGAAGAACGAAAGCCTAGTCCATATTCTTAGGACGATGAAGCCCACAGCTACACCTTTCTTTGACAGTATATTTTTAGCAGCAGCGACAGAGATTGAACGCTTGCGAGAACAACTTAGGGAGTATGAGAAGAATGGTAAATGAGTTCTTCTTTAACAACAAGATAGCTGCTCGACTAAACTACTACTGGAAGAAGCGTGGAGTAATTGCTAACGCAAGACTAAAGAAAAGATTCGACAAGGAGGGGAACGTAAGTTACTACATCGTATCAGACTTAGAAGTGTTACCTGACTATACGATTGGAGTTAAGGATGGATGACCCTGTTGACAAGCCCTTGCACTACAACGAAGGAAACATAGAGTGCATCGATGCTATCGTAGAGTCAATGAGCAACGAAGAATTTTGTGGCTATCTGAAAGGCAATGTGTTAAAGTATGTTTGGCGATACAGATACAAGGGGAAGCCCGTCGAAGACCTGAAGAAAGCACGCTGGTATCTCGACAGGCTTATAGATAATTATGGAACAAGTTGAATTATTTACTGTTAAGATAGTGCGTAAGCCTCGAACTGAAGAGGAGAAGGAGAAGTCTAGAAAGAGTAGTAGAAAGTGGTATGCATCTAGGTCTGAAGAGCATAAGCAGAGGGATAGAGAGAAGAAGAGAGAGTATCAGGCATCTATGTCTGAAGAGCAGAAGGAGAAGCAGAAGAAGTGGAAGAGAGAGTACGATAAAAAGAGGGAAGCATCTCTTGATTTAGACCAGCGTAGAAATCGAAAGATTGGTTATATGTATAGCAGCGCAAGAAGGAGAGCAAAAGATAAGGAATTGCCTTTTAACCTTATTAAACAAGACGTTGCTGATGCGTGGCCTAAAGATGATTACTGTCCTGCTTTGCGTATACCACTCAGAATAAGAATCGGAAACAAAACTTCAGCACACATCACCGATAATTCTCCAAATCTGGATAGAATTATTCCTCGCCTTGGATATGTTAAGGGTAACATTGCTGTGGTGAGTAAGTTAGCAAATGGGATCATGTCTTCAGCAAGACCAAGCGAAGTAATTAAAGTTGGTAAATGGTTTGATGAAAAATATTACGAGGTAAAGGATAAACTAAATGTCTAGTAATCTGATTGAAGCGCATCAACCCTGCCCTGATTGTGGCTCGACTGATGCACTAGCAGAGTATGACGATCACACTTTCTGTTACTCATGTGAGAAGTTTACATGGGACAAACAAACTGATACATCCAGTGGAACTGTTTATAAAATGGAAACCAATCTTAATCCTAAACCGTTTAGGGGATTGCTTCTCGACACGGTTAAGACTTATGGTGTAACTGTAGCGGATGACAGTAGTACCAATCACTTCCCTTACTACGATGACAAGGGAGCAGTAGTTGCTGAGAAGATTCGCAACGTACTAAGCAAGCAGACGTTCAGTCAGGGTGACATAAAGGTAGCCCAGTTCTTTGGACAGAAGTTGTTTTCTTCTGGTGGTAAGTACATCACCATCACTGAAGGAGAGATCGATGCGATGTCTGCCTATCAAATGCTGGGCAGTAAGTGGCCTGTCGTATCCATCAAGAATGGTGCACAGTCTGCTGTTAAGAATGTTAAGCAACACTTCGAGTACCTCGATAGCTTCGACAACATCGTTATCTGTTTCGATAGTGATGAACCCGGTATCACTGCTGCTAATAAGGTAGCACAACTATTCTCACCACGTAAGGCCAAGGTGATGACGTTGGTTGATAAGGATGCCAACGACTACCTGACTAAGAATAAGCAGAAAGACTTTGTGTCTGCATGGTGGAATGCTAAGACGTATGTGCCTGACGGCATCCTTGCATCGTCCTCTATGATCGAGGGACTAGCAGAGGATGACGCCGTAGACACAGTTCCATACCCGTGGGATGGCCTTAACAAAATCACTGATGGTATTCGTATGAGTGAGTTGGTTGTCATCACGGCAGAGACAGGAGTAGGAAAGACATCCATCCTTAGAGAGGTAGTCTACAACCTATTGAAGACTACAAACGAGCGTATCGGTACTCTATTCCTTGAAGAGACACCACGTATCAGTAGTGTAGGGTTGACTGCAATGGAAGCTAACATCCCAGCACACAAGTTTAAGTCAGTGCTAAGTGCAGAGGAGCGCAAGGAGTTTGGTAAGCGCCTACTCTCTGACGATAGGGTGTACTTCTACGATAGCTTTGGTAGCATGGACATTGATACTCTGATGTCTAAGATCAGGTACTATGCGAAAGGACTTGACTGTCGCTTCGTAATACTAGATCATATTAGTATCGTAGTATCTGATGGACGCAACGGTGCTGATGAACGTAAGCTACTCGATGAGATCGCTACCAAGCTAAAGACATTGACGATGGAGTTGAACATAAGTCTTATTGCAGTGGTACATGTTAATCGTCAGGGTCAGATCAGAGGCACTGCTGGTATCGAACAGCTTGCCAACATGGTCATCGGACTCAAGCGTAATAAACTATCAGAGGATGAGATAGAGCGTAACACTACAGACGTAGTGGTGTGGAAGAATCGATGGACAGGTGAGACAGGCACAGCATGTCATCTGTACTACGATCCTCTGACAGGACGTATGGGTGAAAGGGATGTATCGGATGTATCAGATGTGGATGAACAAACGTCTTCTGGTAGTTGACGCTGAAACAGATAGTCTTAATGCTACTACGATCCATGTTGTTGTTACTAAAGATCACGACACGAAAGAGGTTAAGACCTTTCACGATGGTGCAGCATTCAACAGCTACATCAACGAGCAGCCTAGTCTCTTCATCATGCACAATGGTATATCGTTTGATGCACCTGTGCTTAACAGGCTATGGGATTCAGGCATCAAGACAAGTCAGTGCATAGATACACTACTACTGTCACGCCTGTTCAATCCTATTCGAGAAGGAGGACACTCCCTCGATGCTTGGGGCAAGAGGTTTGGTTCTCATAAGATCGGCTTCACTGCCTTCGAGCACTACTCAGAAGAGATGCGAGACTACTGTGAGCAGGACGTACACATCACTGACAAGTTGTTCTCCTTTCTCTTGAGAGAAGCAGAAGACTTCTCAGAGGAGAGTGTTAAGCTAGAGCATGAGGTTCAGCACATAATAAGCAAGCAGGAGAAGCGTGGGTTTAATTTTGACATGCGTAAAGCAAGCATTCTTCTAGCTGAGTTAATGGAGAAGGCTCAAGAGATTGAGACTAAGATTACTGAAGAGGCTGGGATATCAATAAAGTTTGACAGAGATATTATTCCACGCTATACTAAAGAAGGTAGACTATCTAAGGTAGGCTTGGGATGTGTTGAGAATGCTTTGACCGTAGTTCGTGGTCCCTTTAGTCGCATCAAATACATTCCCTTTAACCTATCATCTCGTCAACACATAGCTAACTATCTAATTAAGAAGGGGTGGCATCCTAGAAAGTTTACCCCAACAGGACAGCCTATCGTTGATGAGAGTGTACTGGCTACTGTTAAAATAAAAGAAGCACAAGAGATTAGTTACTACCTAACCTTACAGAAACGTATCTCCCATATTAAACCGTGGATAAAGGCAGCAGATTATGATGGCAGAGTTCATGGCAGTGTTCGCACCTGTGGTACAATCACTACACGCATGTCTCACAACTCTCCTAACATGGCTCAAGTGCCGTCAGCAAGAAAGCCCTACGGAAAAGAATGCAGAGAATGCTGGAAAGCAAGCGAAGGAAATAAACTAATAGGTATAGATGCAAGTGGCCTTGAGTTACGTATGCTCGCACACTATATGAATGATAAAGATTACACAAAGGAGGTTGTCAATGGAGACATACACACAGCTAACCAGATGGCTGCAAGACTTGAATCAAGAGATCAGGCAAAGACATTCATCTATGCATTCATCTATGGAGCAGGAGATGCTAAGATCGGAACCATCGTGGGTGGAAGTAAACACGATGGAGCAAGACTTAAAGAACGCTTTCTCAGTAGTACACCAGCACTTGCACGGCTTAGAGAAAGAGTGCTCAGAGCAGCTACAACAGGTAGAATCAAGGGTCTTGACGGCAGGTACCTTCTTATAAGATCAGAACACGCAGCACTAAACATTCTCTTACAGAGTGCTGGTGCTATCGTAATGAAGAAAGCGTTGACAGTATTTTACAAAGACCTACTGAATAAAAAGTTCACACCATCCTCATACTTTGTTGCAAACATTCACGACGAGTGGCAGTTAGATGTGCCGGAAAATATAGCACAAGAGGTAGCAGATATTGGAGTGAATGCAATACGCAAGACAACAAGACTTCTTAGTCTTACTTGTCCTCAAGATGGAGAGTATAAGATTGGAAACAACTGGGCAGAAACACACTGAGGTAATATGCAAAAGAAATTAGAACAATTTCACTCTGCCTTTGGGCATCCCATAGGTAAGGAGTTTCAACAGGAAGACCTAACACTACCCCTATCTCTAATTAATGAGGAATATCAAGAGCTTGTAGACGCTTGTTTAGAGGGAGACAAAGCTAACATCAAGAAAGAATTAATGGATTTGATGTACGTTTGTATCTCGATGTGTGTCAGGTACGGATGGGACGTAGACAATATGTTTGACCTCGTCCACAAATCTAACATGACAAAGCTTGACAGGAATGGTACACCAGTGTATAGAGAAGACGGTAAGATTATGAAGTCAGATAAATATGAACCTGTTGACTTGACAAAACTGTAGATAAATGTTATCATAGTTATATCATCAATCTAAAGGAGAAGTAATAATGGCTAACAATAATGTTCAAGTACATAGCGTTGAAGGTCTTGCGTACTGGGCTAAA